TGTAGTCAAGGAATGCAAAACTAGTATTAACTGATGATGTTTGTTTCTGTAGCGTAACTGTGCCGCTGACTGTGCCGCTCCAGTTACCAGCAGTTCTTATTCTATAATATCTTTGTGTGTCGCTTCCGCTGCCCCATGGTCCTCGTACATCAATTATTTGTTTTGGTGTTGAGAAGCTTGAATTAGCATTACCTGTAGTTCCTGATATATAGTCGCCTACGGTTGCGCCACTAGCTTCCCATCCACCTTTTTGAAGGTACATATATGAAGTATTTGATCGATTGTATCTAACAGCAGCAGTTGTTGTAATATTTGCACTTGCATCTGCTGTTATGCTTGTAGCAGCAGCACCTGTGCTCCATTCTGTACCACCGCCTGGAGCAATTTGTGCGAAGCTAGGTTGTCCACCTTGTGCAACGCCACTTAGTTCCTGCCAACTTACACTGGCTGGATCAAGTGGATAGTTTTGAGGATTAAGTACACCCTGAACAACAATGCCACCTGTACTAGTTTCTGAAGTAATCTCAAGTCCTTGTAGTAGCAACTGTGCTCTGTTTAGTAGCTCTCTTTCACCTAGATCACCAACAATAGCGTTAGATACACTTGGTGCTAGTCTAATCATAAATGCTGTTGATTTTGTTGTGCTGATTGCAATATTTGTTTCAGCATATGAGAAAATATAACCTCTATCTTCATCAAATCCACCATCTGTAATAAACGCACTACCCCAGTGACTAATTAACGGAGTAATTGTTTGTGATATTAATACTACTCCTGTACCTTCACTGTGTACTGCCGCTGCACCTGCTGTATAACTTCTTACAGATCCGCCTTGGAAGTTTGTAAATGTTGCACTTCGTGTACATCCAGTTAGCGTACTTCCTGTTCTTCCTGTAAACTGGACAATTTCGTTATCGATATAAACTGTTCCGTACTGTGGGAAAAACTTACCTTCTGCGTCATCTAGCAATATAGTTGTTTGGCTGGTTGTCATGTCTGCTGCAAGACGTCCATTTGGACCTTCGTTAGTAACTTCATAACGCACAGGCAAGTTACCTGAACGCATAAATGCTTCTGTGTTTACGTTTGAGTTACGCATTCTGTGCGCAAATACAAAGTTACCATCTGATCCACGTAGCATGAAGTCAATAAAACCAGCACCATACCAACTGTACTGAATACCAATCATTTGCATTTTAGCAATATCAATATCGTAGCCACTTGGTCCAGTTCCGTCTAGTTTGTCTAAGTTAAAGTCTGCTTGTTTAGTACGCTTGTCAAATACTATCATTGCTTTAGCACCAGTAACGTTTGTTACACCTCTAAAGTCTGGAGTAACAGTCATATTAGTTTGGTCATCAACATGTGATACAACATGCGTCATGCCTCTAATAACAATTCTGTCGCCTGCTTTAAGCTGGTCTCTAAATCTAGTGTTAGTTCCTGTTACTGAGTTTGCGTCAACGTCAATAGCAATAGTACCTGCTACTTGATACGTGCCAGTACGCTGTACTACGTTAATTTGTGTTCCGTCGAACTCCCAGAAGATACCGTTTTGATCATCAAAGATACCAGATCGTACTGTAGCGCCGTGCCAAGCTACAACACTCATTTGTGCGCCGAATCCTAGTACAGCATTAGTTGCGCCTAATCGACGTAGTGCTAGTACTTTAAATGTTCTTTCGTCTACAACTTCTGTAACTGTATAATCAAACTTAGGAGGAACAGCAGTTTCATTACCACTGTTAAAGCCAGGAGTCTTTACGCCAAGTAATCTAATTACTCCGCCTACTTGACACCCGTGATCATTATCGTCTGTTGTAATTGTAATTTCTGACCCAACTTCAATACCGTCTGCTACTACACTGCGTATGTCGTAACTTGGAGCAAACAATGCACCAGTTGTATACATAATACCCTTACCTGATTGGTAACGAATATACTTTTTACTTTGACGTATTGCTTGCGCTCCGTGTTGCGGGCCGCCTGTGCCTAACTGTACGCCACCGTCAAATGGTCTGTGTACAAAGAAGCTATCCGGTCTTGGAAATACCGATCCTAATATTGGATCAGCGCCGGCATCAACATTAATAGAACCAACCGTTCTAGCTTGGAATGTTAATGAAAGTACACTTGGTATTTCTGTAGCAATATAAGAACCTGATGCTAAGTTATGATTGTTTGTACCATCGTCGGATTCAACACTAGTGATAAATGTATCACCTGGTACTAGTCCGTGTGCTGTTTCAAATGTTGCTTGTATTGAAGCAATAGCACTAAATGTAATTGGTAGGTCTTTTGCTATAGCAGCCGAGGTAACATCTGACATTGTAATTGTTGATATTAAGTTAATCTCAGGACCTGCTGATGCTTCTTCGTATGAAGTTCCAAATGTTAAGACTTCGCCGCCTGCGCCAACACTATTAACAGTAATAGTAATATCGTTTAGTGGCGTAATACCAGCTAATGCAGGACCTGCGATTTCAGATCTGTCGCCTACAGCATAATCTGTTCCAGCAGCAAGTACAGCAAAATTTGAATATGTACTATCATTTCTAATTAGAGAAATCTCAAAGCCTGATCCAATAGCCGGATTGTTATTACCAGCAACATCTAAATATGTTTCAATTGGTGCAAAGGCTGTACCTGCTGAGGTTATAGTGTCAACTGATCCTGAAGATAAATTATTTATTGCAGTTATTGTAATAACTAAGTCGTTAGTTGGTGATGTTCCTCCGAACAACGTGCCTGATATAGTATGCGTTTGTCCTATATTATAACCCGTGCCAGGACCGGCTATCTCACTTATACCAAATGATCCGCCGTCATCTGCATTTTGACTAACATTAAAAGTTGCTCCAGTTGGAGTTACATTTGCGCCTCCAATAGACGTAACTGTTGCACCGTTTAATGTTGTTCCTGATGTAGTAATTGTAACAACGTCACCAGTGCCGCCGATATTATCAATAACAATAGTACAGTCATTTGCAGGTGTTGCGCCGCCTAAAGCTGTACCTAGAATTGTAAAGTTTTCTGTCGACAGATAATTAGTGCCGCCTGCGGTGAACGTTGCTACGTAAGCATCACCAAAGATTTCTATATCTATAATTGCTCCAGTGCCTGATGCAGTTGTACTGGTGTATGTAACATTGGTATACGCTTCATTGCGTTGCGGGCCTTGGCCTTCAAATGTTGCTGTTGCTATTGAGCCAGCGCCAGTAACTTGGTCAATACGTACAGTAGCAAGTCCGTCGCCTGTTGATACATTTACTACATCAAACTGCGCATAGCCAGAGCCTATATCTGCAATAGTTACAGCAGTTATTATTCCAGCAGTAACAGCAAGTGTTAGTTGTAATCCTGAGCCAGATCCGTTTGTAGTAGCAACTGTAGCACCATCAACATACCCAGTACCGCCGTCTTGTACGGTTGTAGATAGTACTTTGCCGCCTGTAGCATCTATAGCGTCGACGGAAATAACTAAGTCGCTAATGTTATTAGATATAGATGGCACTACTAATGCGCCGATTATCTTAACAGTGTCACCTATTTTATATCCTGTTCCAGAAGATGCTGCAGGAACTGCAACTGTTGTATATACTCCGTCTAAGTATGTAACATCAAATGTAGCGCCAGTGCCAATTCCGCCAGTAAATGTTGCGGTTTGTGCTGGTAAATAAATATCCTGATTAAAATGTACTCCGGAAATAGATGCAGTAGCAATTGAGTTTGCACTGCCGAGCGAATTAACTGTAATGATTGCGTCATTTGCAGGTGTGGCGCCGCCTAACGCTGTACCTAGAATTGATATTTTATCGCCAATTTCGTAATTTATTCCATCATTTTCAATAGCATCGATTACGTAAAGTCCGCTAGAATCGCCAGCATATGAAATATCAAATTCTGCAAAAGTTCCAGTTGGGTTTATATTAGTCGGAAATAATTGACCATATGCTTGTCTGTTACCTGCAATACTACTTGTAAAATTATCGTTAAATGTTGCAGTTTCTCCTGCAACTGCCGTAATATATATAGCATAACCATCGCCTCGATCAACTGCTAAGTTGTCTACAACTCCAGCTACATTTTTAAATGTCATTTGGTTTTGGCCGGCAGCAGTGATACCAGATGTCGCTGGTGTTAGATATGTGCCGCCGCCGTCGCTTTGGTCAACAATACCAGTTACTTGAGAACCTAAAGGAATACTTGCTTGCGATAATGGAGACCCAATCTCTGGTGCTTGTCCATCATATGGAATTACGTTTTCGCCTGCTAATACAGCTAATTGCGTAAACATTGTTCCTGAGCTACCGTTACTTGCTATTGCAAATTCTGGTGAACCAATTGATGCTCCTGTATAAAATCCTGCTTCCCTTAACTGTGTATATCCAGTTGAAAGTAGTTGTCCTGCTGTTGTACCAACTTTTGCTTTAGCAAAGTATTGGAACGTACTTGTACTAGGTACATTTACGATAATAAACGTGCCTTCTGCTCGTGAAGCGCCTGCAATACTATTTTCTAGTGCTTTTAAACTTACAGGAGTACCTGAAGAAAATCCGTGTGCGCCAACTGTTGTAACAGTAATTAATGATTGGCCAATACCAGTGCCGAGATTATTTGCTAGTACAGTAATAGTTCCGCCCATAGCAGCATGATTACTACAACCATAATAATATGTTCCAGCATCACCTGGTTGTGTAGTCCAAGATATTGTATCAGCTGCATTTACGCTACCATTGTTAGTAACATTTGTAACTTGGTTGCCAGTTCCAGCGCCTGCTGCTGTCTTAAAGTAGAAAGGATGTCCTGATCCTGCATTGTTAGTAATAGTTAAAGTGTCGCCCTCAATTATACTAATTGCTGGATCTGCTCCAGTTAAATTGCCATTTCTATGCGTAGCACTACTAAACGTCCAGTTTTCAGTTCCATCATTTGTAACTGCGCCGGTAAATATTTGTGTTGGTTCACTTAAACTTGCATCTGTAACAACTTTTTGCACACTTGCATCAGTTCCTGGAATTTCGTATACACTTGGATAGCCGCGCATTGTGCCAATAGCACTCCACTTAGTAGGCTGTAGTCCGTACTCAAAGTCAGCGTCAAGCATCGATACTGGAAGTGCAGCACGAGGACGTTCAATAGCGTCTGTACCAAAATCGTATGGGCGTGTTCTAACTTCTTTTTCTTCTATGAATAACTGTATATCGTCAGTTGCTGCATGTGTTCTAGTGTCATAATTTATTGTAAATGTAGTTACGCCATCAGTTGTTTCTAGGTATTTTAAAAAGTCTGTATCTGTGCCAGTGTCCTGAACTGTAACACTACCGCCTGTAGCAGCGTTAGTAAAGTTATATATAACCTCACTTCTTGAAGCATTTGTAATTAGTAGTATTTCGTCTACGCTATAACGCCCTTGCCATTTAAGTGTTCCTACTCCTGTATAAACTTTAGTTGGTAGGAAAGTAAGACCGTTTGCAATAACTGTTGTAGTAGCATATGCAAATGTGTCAATAATAACTGCTGCACTTGCTGAAACTGATCCTGCAACTGCACTATCGAATGTATGTATACTAGTATCTGAACTTATACCTACCTTAATAGTAACAGTATTTGTTGTTACTGCTGTTATTGTAGCAGATGTTCTGTAAAACGGGTCTCTTCCAGATGCATTAGGAACACCTGTTCCTCTTGGATAAGGATGTAATGTTGCATTAGCATCTAATGCACATGTAAATGTTATCCCGCCCGGAGCAATAACAATTGAACTTCCTACTGTAAGATCGTGCCCAGTGAGTGTAATAGTCATCAATCCAGTATCAGGTTTATATGTTGCGCCCGTTGGGGTGTACGTTGCTGTTTCTGCTGTCTTAGTTGCATCAATTACTTGTAGTTCTAATGTTTGTAATGACGAGTATGCAGTATTTGCAAAAATATAATCTTTAATTAATCGACCAATAAAGTTATGTGTAGCAATTTCTGGACCACGGTCTCCGTCAACTTGTGCAACAGTTTGATCCCAGTAATATTTTATATTATTGTATAATTTTTCATTACCGCCGTAGCGTAAATCGTTTAAGTATGAATCGACTACATATCCAATATCTCGTTCGCATTTTGCTTCACTAGTATTTGTATAGTTATAAAATACATCACTAACTGCATTTGTAGTTGCAGAATCAAATGTATGTACACTAGTATCTGAACTTATGCCAACATTCACAGTAACACTTGTTGATGTAATAGCTGTAATTGGAATAGCTTTTTGATAGACTGGATCAGTTACTCTTGGATAAGGATGTGTTGTTGCATTGCCGTCAAGCTCGCATCTAAATGTAATGCCTGCTTGTGCTATTAACAGAGCATCTCCAACATTAAAGTTGTGTGTGCCTATCGTTATAGTCAATACACCTGTAGCGGGCGCATACGCAGCTCCTGTAGGAGTATATTGTGCAGCGTTTGCTATCTTATTAGTTATGTATGCACCAGCTTCTTTTTGTATGTATGCTTTATTAGAATTTAATAAGCTATATGCGTTTGGGAAAAGGTTATCGTTTGCTCCGATACCAGGTTTAAATATATAATTCTTTATTTGCGTCTTTGCCATATCTTATAATCCAAATGCTATTGCTAGTGATAGTGATGTACTATCTACGTATTGTCTGTTAGTTATACTAGTCTCTACTGTAGGTAAACTAGCTACTGTTCCTGAAGTAAACGCTGCGGTTGATGGAGCAGTTGCGCCAATCACAGTGTTATCTATTGTACTGTTATTTATAGTAACAGACAGTCCGGTGGAATTTAATTCACCTAATTTTATGTTATCAATCTGAAGGATAACTTTATTTGTTGCGGTTATTTCTAAGTTAGATGAAGAACTTAGTTCGGAAATTCCTACACCTGCTATATTTAATGAGCCGCCGATATAAAAGTCTTTCTCAACACTTGCGCCGCCGGCTATAGTAATTGCGCCTGTAGTTGAACTAGTTGCGTTATTAGTTGAATTAACATCGATAGTACTAAATCGACCTACTGGATCAACTATGTTAAATGTTCCGTATATTTCGCCATTGGCGTTGCCATAATACAACGTATCAGGTGCGTCAAGAGGCACATTAAATGTAAGTGTTCCTGATAACTTACCCTGGGCGTCTGCTGCTGCAACTCCGTCACTATGTGTTAGTCCAGTACTGTATAACGTTGCCGGGAGAGCACTATAAATGTAAAATCCTAGTACTGGCAGAGTTAATCCAAATGTCCAAGAAGATGATCTAGCAAGTGTTATAGTTGGATTAATTCCTGCATAGCCAACGAATCCGTAGTTACCGTTATCTTCTTGTATTGTATAATCAGTGACATCTGAGGCTGCTGCTGCGCCTGTTTGAATAAGCGAAGTAGCAGTAATATTGCCAAGCTCATCAACTGAGAAACCCGGAGCTTTGAAGCCAAATTGTGATTCTAACGGTGAATTGATAACTGCCATTGTAGTATCGTCTCCTATATGTTATTTATCTGATACCATAATTAGAGTACTAGCGGATTTTGGTTATGGAAGTACTGTGCAGTATAAATAACCTTTGTTCCTGAATAATCTTGCGCAGCAATGCCAGCTTCTTCGTCGCCTGCAATAATTATAGGATTTAGTATTATATCTACATAGCTATCGTTAACCGTAGCACTTACGGTTAATATATCTTGAAGTGTACTATTCCTTGCATACACTACTATACTTGCTCTGTCTCGGGTTGCTGTAACTAACACTTTGATAATTTCTTTGTTAAGCACATCAAAGTCGGCACTTATTGTATATTCTACACTAGCAAAATCACCAGGGTGAAATCTATCTAGTTGAGTGTCAGTGTATACTTGTTTACAAGGACCGTTGTGGCTGGTCCCTGCATTGTTTTTAAACAATAATGTATTTTTTAATCCGTCTGTTAAATATTTTTTTAAGTTTTGCATTGTATGCCCCTGTTTGTAATATTTATCAGTTTTTCACAGTAATTAACTTACCATGTTCTGGAAGATACAAATATTCAATTTTACAGTCTTCTAGTGTACGAATAGCATCATCTAGTGTCTCAACTAGAGGTTCGCCGCCTAAGTTAAAGCTAGTATTAAAGATAATTGGACATCCTGTCTTTTCTTTAAACGCTTTAATGATATCGTAGTAATGAGGATTCTGTTCACGGGTAACTGTTTGAATTCTGCAGGTTCCATCTATGTGAATAATAGCAGGAATCTTTTCTTCAATACCTGGCTGACAATTTACAGCATACATCATTGTAGGTGAATCTTCCATACCACGTAGATCAAACCATTCATGTACATCTTCAGCTAGAATAGATCCTGCAAACGGTCTAAAGTATTCTCTATCTTTAATTTCGTTAACAAAGTCTTTGCCGTCTTTAAATGTAGGATCAAACATTAAGCTTCTGTTGCCTAATGCACGAGGCCCATTCTCTGAACGTCCTTGGAAGTTAGCAACAATGTTTTTACTAGTCATTAATTCGATAACATCTGCATGTGTTGCATCAGTAACTACGGCATTATATTTTGCAGCAATGTTATCAATTTCATTATGCGTGTAACTTAACTTAGGTCCTAAGTATACATCATTTTCTCTAGGCCGAACGGTAGCATCTTCAGTTATAGTATGATACCAGAGAAGTGCTGCGCCCATTGCTGTTCCTCCATCATTTGATATAGGTTCTACATAGATGTTAATACCTTCGTCTTTAAGTGCTTCGAGATAAAAATAATTAGCAACACAATTTAACCCGTAGCCGCCGCTGATTACAACATTGTTGCATCCGCTAAGTTTTACAGAATGTCTAATTAAATCAACAACTGCTTGTTGACTTTCAGTTTGCACAGCATACGCCATGTCTCTTCTATTTTGCAATAGTGTTACATCATGACTAGTATGCTCATTCAATGTATTGTACATTGCAGAGTTTACAACTGCACCGTTTGGATAACGAGGAACAATTAAATTTCTGTTAGTAATAGGAACAGGCAGATCATTTTTATCCATTATATCCGGGAAAGAATCATCTGGTTTGCCGTATGGAAATAGACCCATTGTCTTACCAGCTTCGATACTTGACCATCCACAGTACTCTGTTACAGCTTCATACGCTTTAACAATACCGGCACGTTCTCCAATACTTAGATTGAATTCGGAGTTTTCTTCCCACATGTCACCTTTAAAATTTTCAATGTATGTTGCAACTAGCATGTCTTTAGTGCCCATTGTCTTGTGCAAAGTTTTAATTTCTGCTGGATATTCGCATTTATAAATACTTTCAGTTTCCCACACTGTCATGTCTTCGCCGTTGATCTGTATTGGAAAAAATGTTCCAGCTCCGTCTACAATTAATGCAACTGCTTCTTCAAAGCCGCTACGATAAAATGCTAATCCAGCATGCATCTTATGATGAAACATTGCCATATCAATAACTTGAGGATGCTGGTTCCTTTCATTAAGTGGTAAATCTTTAACTAGTCCTAACTTTCTTGCTAGTCCTGAATAAATATCTTCACCACTATAATCTATTTGTCCAGCGGTACTTAACGGAGTAGTATGAGACACTACTAGAAAATCTAGCGTATTAGTATATTCTAAAATCTTTAACATACTAGCAAGAGGACCGCCGTCGTATTTTTTTCGTGTCAAGCGTTCTTCTTCCATTGAAAAGATAATTTCATTATCTTTCATCAAGCAAACGCCTGCGTTATGCCCTCTTGCTATGCCTGCAATCCATAATGGTTTCTTATTGCTCATTTTTAATATCCTCTGTAAGATTTTGTGTAGTTTTTTAATGTCTTACTAGCAAGATCGCCGAATGGATCTAAGCCAGAGTTTTGTTCTTTTATTATAATACATTCTTTAGCCCATTCTAGTTGCTGGCTAGTAAGTTTTGTATTATCTAGTCCTAGTGCAGGTTTTAACTTATTATATAGCCAGTCTATACTTAGATTAACTGATGGGTGCGGGTCGCACCAAAGAGGTATAGTTTTATCATCTGGATATTTTGCATCGGTCCACCAATACATCTCGTCCATTCGACTCCATGCAAACGGACCAATTGGGTCTACCCAGATAAATTTATCATTCCATATTTTATCTTTATATGGAAGAAACAGATCCTTGTCGTTCCATAGGTCTACTGGATAATTTGGGGTTTCTGCGTATGATGCAGGATCAACTATAAAGTCTGATCCTAATTTACTAAAGTCGCCAATAGACGTCATTGCCCATTTACATCCTGTAGCTTGTAATGAAAGTTGTGTAGAATGTATCGCATTTAATGAAAGCATTACATAAGAGTTTTCATCAAAAAACGTATCTAACCATTTTTTGTTATACTTTTCGGCATTTAGATAATTGAAAATACTACCTTTAGTTTTCCAACCTGCTTCTTTATCAGGTCCTTCTGTTAAGTATTTAAAGGTATGATAATCATTACGTATGTGACTAGACCACTGTACAACAATAATATCATCAGGAGTTATATCATTTTTTACAAGACATTCTGTTACTCGATTAGCAATACAGGAGTTGCCTCCGCCTGACACTCCCCAGTTTTCAAAGTGGTCAAATTCTAAACCGAAGATATCACTCCACATTGGCCACGTATACTTAGTAAAGCTACATCCAAATGTAAATAACCTAGACATGTATTAAGTTGCATCCGCAATTGGTTCAGGAACATCTGCTAGTGCTGCATTAACTTCTTTAATAATCACTTCTTCTATCGCCGTATTCATCGACATTATGCCTTCGTTAACACGATCTGAATATTCATCTATAGTAATCCTAATAGGACTATATACCCTTGCGCCTTCGCCCATATCTAGAATTGTAAATTTATCATCGTCTGGATATGATACATTTTCTTTAAACGTACTTCCAATTACGATAGTTGCTGTTTTGTCAAATGCATATGCAAGATGCTGTCCAACACTGTCGCATCCTAAGAAATGATCTGCTTGAGCTATTATAGCTGACCATGCTCGTAAATCGATATTTTGAGGCACAGCAATTGATGCAGAAATACCGTGCTTTGCAAATTCAAATGCAATTTCTCCCATAAAAATAATTGCATAATCTTTAGATAACACTTTTAATAGGCTAATTAATGAATCAGGCTCAATACTTCTTCCGCTAAAGTCAGTTATTACTCCTTTATCTTCTACTATTCCACGACCAAATGGCTGCATAACAATTGTTTTCTTTTTGCCAGTTTTCTCTTTAACATCATTAACTACCTGCTGCCCTACAATTCTTTCTTGCTTACTAAGTTTAATTTGAGGTCTAGGTAAGTCTCTTATTCCTTTATCGTTTATAGCAATATCATATGCTTGTGACAAGCTTGCTTTCTGATTATAATATTCCCAAACTCTATAAGGCTCCGGGCTTACTAAATCCATGTCTTTTAACTTATCTTCAAATAAGTTTTTATGCCAGTGATCATATGCTTTAGCATGAAGCTGTGGATGTCCCTTATAAAATTCTGTGCTGCCTTCACAAACAATAATAAAATCATTGTCAGGATTTTCTTCTGCAAATTTCTCTAATGCAGGGATGGAGCATACTACACGACCGGCGCCGCCGTTAATAAAAAATGCTTTGTTTCTTGTCATCATTATTCCTATAAGTGTTAAACTACATGTTAATTAGTTATTATAAAGTATTTATAGGGGGATATTATAGTATACGACAGTTCTGAACTCAAAAAAAAACACAGTATAGAAACTGTGTTTTTAATTTATTATTAAGTATTCTCTATGGTGCTACGTAGCTAGGTTCCAAAGGATTCTCTAGAGGTGTAATCTTCCACGGATCTACAGTTGCTACTTTTGATAGATTAAATGTTGCTCCGGTGCCTGCTGAACTAGTAGTGTAAAATACATTATTATATGTGCCAGCTTGTGGGTGATAGCTATATGCTCTTGTGTCAGATTTAGTAACTGCGGTAATTGCCCCAGTGCCATCTGCAACTGCTCTAACTGTAACTAGTATATCTGCTGCCGATTGGCCGTTTTTATATGCAGGATCACTTATTAGCATACGATCACCTACTACATAACCTGTTCCAGCTGTTGCAACAGTAATACCAAAAGTTGCCCCAAATGTCTGCGGATAATCTCTAAGATATTGTTTATATGCAGTTACTCCATTAAGAAGTGATGACGGTAAATCATCTGATGCTGTTCTATCGGCGCATTCTAGCGCATTATTTCGCCATTGTAATTCAATTTCCCACGTTATATATGGCTGCTTCCAAGGCATAGGAGTTACCCAAGTGCCATTAGGTCTATCATATTGTATTTCTGTTAACTCGTAGGTGTGGTCTGGCATCGTCGGATCATCTTTAATATACGGAATACTAGATCCTGGTACATCTTCTGATATACTTGCAGTAGCATCAGAATCGGTGCCGCCTGGCATAATTGCGCACATTAATGTATCCGTATCGCAATTTACTCTAACTGCATAGTATCCGTCTTCTTCGTTATTGTAATCTTCGTATTCAGTATCTGCAATTGTTGCGCCAGTTAGTTTATTAGTATTTGAATCAACTACTAAATTCATATATGCTGGGCCGGTATATACAGACGTTGCAGTATCTCGATTATGGGCAGTTTGATGATATTGTTCATCTGCTAAATCGTATGTAAACTCTTTTGTAATATTTGTCATAAATTTATTTCCTATTAATAGTATACAACGTAAACCATACCGCCTGCACCTGCTGAACTACAACAGCATCCGCCTCCGAACGCTTGTCCACTAAAGCCGCCGCCTCCTGGGAAAAGTCCCATCTCTTCTTGGCCGCCGCCACGTGCGCAACATCCGTTAAAGCCCATTCTAATGCCGCCACCTGTCATTGGTGCATTTGCAGCTACTTGATATCCGTCATCGAAGCAATGTTGTGTTCTGTGAGATGTACCAGTTATACCTCCGAAAGATAGATCAACATCTTCTGCCATGCCGCCGCAGCAATAGCACATTGAACAGCAACTATAGCAGGATATAAAGCCACGACAAACATTTGGTTGAATCGTTCCTCTGCCGCCACAAACCTTTGATTCCCAACGTCCGCTAACGCCGCCGCTTTCACTACAAACAAATGTGCAGCAACCGCAGAAATTTCCTTGACTTGGACGACAACAGTTACTAGCTGCTGCACAAACTCTTATTCCTTCACCTGGTGTAACGGTGCGAGCTTTAATTGCGTATCCGCCTGCTCCTGCGCCACCGCCCTGCATACAACAGCATCCGCCGTCTCCGCTGCCACCGCCGCTCCACATTTCAAAAACTGCATACGATACGCCATTCGGTACCGTCCATAGACAGCATTGCCCGCCATTGCCCGCTGTTGTTGTGCTGGTATTGTATACTGTAAATTCGCCAGGGGACATTGCTGTCCCTTCGCCGTATCCAAATGTTAAATCTCTTAAATTAGCCATTGTGTGTTATGTCTCCTATGATACAACTGGGTAGTAAATTGTTATTAGTCCGCCTGATCCAGCTGCACCATAAAAGGCATTTGCGCCACTATGTTCGGATACACTTGCTCCGCCGCCGCCTGGCCAATGTGCATAGCCTCCCATACCACAACCTTGACAACGAGTACAATGATTTCTAGTTCCGCGGTTACCGCCTGCTGTATACGGAGCTGATGGCATCCAGTTCCATGAACTGTTGTGGCAGAAAGAACTACCTTTACCACTGCCAGTTGTACCACAAATTCCAAAGGTGCCCGTCCAGCTACCGCACTGTGATTGCGGACAACCTGAATATGAACAATTGGAGCCGAAGTAGCATTTGGATTGTCCTGAACCGCCGCCACTAGCACACACTTGTACTGCGCCGCCACTTACAGAAACAAAGGACGGAAAGCCAATACAACCAGTAGTTGCGTTTTGACTACAGCCAGTTGAACCTGCTGCACATAATGTATATACTTCGCCGCCCGTGCCTGATAATCCTGTTACAAATTTTCTAGCATATGATGCAGAGCCGCCTGGCGCACTACCTTGTTTACAACAGCATGCAGAAGCGCCTCCGCCTCCTCCGCCCCATAATTCTACAGCGAACCAAGAAACTCCAGTTGGAACTGTCCACTCGCACACGGAGCCGCCATTTGAAACTGCGGTTTTGTTTGTATTATATATATACAGTTCATTGTAGTCAATGGAGGTGCTGCCGCTGCCGCCTATTTGTAATAATGTTCTTAAGCCTGCCATGTTATATTACTCTCCTGGTTGAGCAGGAAGTTTAACTTTCCATGCGACTGTTTCATCTGCTGTCCCGTATCCGTAAACTGCTGGAGCGTCACGCAATGCTGCTCTGTAGTCAATCCACGGCTGTTTAACCGAAGTAGGCATATCTGTTGAGATTTTACCATCGCTTGCTGCTAACGCATTATTTCTATGAGAAATAATATTATCCCACGTAATCGGAGGTTCAATGAAATCATTTTCTTCCCATGCAGAACCTGCAATGTTGTATACTGCTTCTGATAAATCATGTGTTTCTGATAAATCAGGCTTAGTGTCGAACGAGACAGTTCCGTAGTCTCCTGGTAACGCTTCAGTTGTTTGACTTGTGTCATTATATGTAACACAATCTTCTTTCAGTAATGCTAACATTAGCATATCGTCTTCAGCAGTAACTAGAACACGTACATGTCCGCCTGGAACTGGAACTTCTCCACCGTCTTCTAAAGTTGTTAGTGCTGGTGATACGAAACTAAATTTTCCTGTTGTTTCGTCTACAAAAATCCAAACTCTGTCTGGTCCTGTGTAACTAGCGTCAGCTGTTCTATTAGCTGCACCAGAGGCACTATAAATTTCGTCTGCGATCTTATATGTAAACGCTTTTGTTATGTTTGTAATTGGTGTTGGCATTTTTAAATTCCTCTTAGGTGTATGACACTTTAACTATTCCGAAGCCGCCGGCTTGTCCGTAACAGAAGCCGCCACCGCATGCTCTGCCCATTGTCCCAGTGCCTCCATATCCTGATTGGCAACTAGTCATTATGCTACTGCCATGTTGTGTGTGTGAGTCAGCACAAATTGCTGAAGTCATTCTATCTGCTCCGTAGCCGCCTGCAACAATCATATATGTGTGCTGGTAGCAATAACAATTTTTGACTCCAATATTTCCGGTACCGGACATAACTATGTCGCCGAGGCCAGTTGATGATTCTCTTCCCCAACAACAAATATGTCCGCCATGATTGTTTCGGGTTGCTTGGTTGCAGCCTCCTAATCCGCCTGGAGCACATCCAATAGTGGCACCAGCATTAGTAATATCTGTTATATAACTTGGAAATGCTGCTGGAACAATTCCGCAACAGCAACCTTCACATCCTGTACCGCCGGCGCATATTCTAAATTGGTTTCCTGCTACAGTATCAACATGCTTGATTGCATAAGATCCGTTTGTGGGTCCAGGTCCGGATGACTCACAACATCTTGCTCCGCCTCCATCGCCGCCTGCGCCCCACATTTCAAATGATACACGGGTAATGCCAGTTGGCACTGTCCAAGTGCATGCGCATCCGCCTGACGTCGCCGCGAGGCTTGGGTTGTATACGTGAAACATACGGTTCGGATTGCCAACGTCTGCCGGTGCTAGATCTGATAATAGTGTGCGTAAACTTGGCATGTATTAGCTTCCTGTAAGTACCCAACCATAAGTAACACCGGTGTATACTAATACTGGTGCACTGTTGTTGATGTCGATTGTTAAGTTTTCAGCTACATTTTGTATTTCTGAGCCGTTTCTTGCTACTGTAATATTATTTGTGCCAGCAATGCCGGTTACATCGATAATTTGTACAGTATCTCCTACTAGCAATCCTGATACTGCCGGTAGTGTAATTGTTATACTTCCTGCTGTACACATTACTCTGTCATTAACTTTAGCTTGATAGCTAGTGCCAGTTGTGACTACAGTAGTTGCATAGCTTAAAGTGCTTGTAATATATCTTCCCATAAGAGTCTCTTCCTTCGTTGCTAGTATTTATGCCGTTGTCTCAATTCCAAAGGCTACAACACTTACGTTTGCTTGCGAGGAACGGACTACGATCTTTTGTGTGGCAGCTAGTACTATACCAGTGCGCTCTAATATTGCTTTTGGGTTTAATTCAGATTCGAACTCAATATATTCCCCTAATGATGGTGTATCTGAGTCAGCAATTGCAACATTTATTACCGTAGGTTGATTACCCCTATTCGTAATGTTTACACTTACCACGGAAAATATTGCCGCCGGTGTTGTATAAACTGTTGTATTTGTGCCTGACGCAAGATCCGCCGCTGCTAATCTACCTGTGGCCATTTTGTGTGTTCTCCATTATTGTTGTAAAAAGTAATTCATTGCTACTGGCGAACCGCTAATGCCGCCTGTATAATTAACTTTCTGTATTATATTTATCTGATTGCCTGTTGTCGTTGTTATTTCTTGCCCACTAATTAATACCGAGCCTGCTGTAATGCTGTTAACATTAAGTTCACCAGCGCCGCCACCAATTTGTGAAGCAATATAAGTTTTTATTGCTTTTTGTGTTGGAACAACGTTATCACTATTAGCAGTAAACGTACCGTCTACACTAAATTCAGTAATAGTTGCTCCTGTTCCACCAAGCTCGACAGCACCTAGTGATAATTCTTGTAGTCCACTAATGTTAAACGCATCAGCATTTAGTGTTGCAACACCAGTCGACTGCTCAACGTTAAATAAGCGTCCAACTCTAAAGTTACCATCTTGGTCAGTACTTGTGTAGAATACTCTACCACCGCCGCCCACAACAGTTTCTTTATCAGCATTAATTGGGTTAGTTGGAACTCCTGGGTAATTAGTGTCTGCAAAGTTACCAGTACCAATGTCTAGGAAATCGTGTCCTGTTAGACGTACTTGCGAATAACGTATACGCATTGTAATATCATCGTCGTGTTCTACTGCTTGACTAGTAGTAATTGCTGGACTTATTTGTAACTGTGCATCAAAAGGCCCAGTTCCTGTTAAATCTCTAACATTAACTAATTTATAATATTCTCCAGCAATGTCACCAAGTTCAATGTTTGAACCAGGTAACGGTGCAGCAGTTAATCCAGTAACTCTAATTAATGTGCCTGGCTGATATAAATCAGCATAACCGTCTCCGACTAGTTCTGCACTAGCTGTAACAAATCCTGTACCTCTACTAGTCCATGTAGGCTGTTTTAATACACCGTTACCAAATCTAACAGTATGCGGTACTTCCACAGTGTTGTTTGGATCAGTAACTGTCATTGTTGGTGCACTATTATATCCAGTACCCGGATCCCATAGTGTAATAGCACTAACTTTGCCGTCTAATACATATGCTCTACCTTTAGCAGTACTTGCATATAAATTGTCTGGGGGCGAAGTAAACGTTAATCTTGGCTCAATACTATAATTACTAGTATCATTTAGAGCTGCTACAATTGCTACTCCAGTAATGTGATCCCATCCTGCACTATCATCGCTACACTTTTTAATTGTAGCAATCTTTGTACCGTTGTTGTAAGTATCAATATAACCATATTGACCTGCACCAACTCCTGCTGTTATGTAAATTGCCATTCCAACATATTGAGCACTTAATCTGCCGTCTGTATTGGATATTGTAATTTGCGTAGTAGTTCCTGTCTGTGCAACGTTTTGTGCATCAAGGAATCCTAGACCGCCTTTATCATCACTTGGGTCAGTTAATCTAACTTCAAATACGCCACCGTTTGATATAACAGCATTATCTACTGCTGCACCAAATCCTTCACCTGTTACAGAGAATCGAGTAGCATCGCCAATAGTTAAGACATCAAATGTCAAGTCAGGTGCGCCGCCGCTACCTAACAAACTGTCAGCAATTGTAATAGTATCTGCTATTACATGTCCACTGCCGCCTTTGTTAATAACTAAACTTGCTAATCCTTGGTCGTCAACAATAACGTCAAACGATTGTCCAACACCTGCGGCTGCAGATGAGCCAGCTACATTATAGTATGTACCAGTGGTTCTCAAGCCGTTTGCTGAACTGATATTTGATATAGTTATCAAAGCATCTGTTGCTGTTGTATAAGCATTACCAGCATTTGTATACTCTAATGCTAGTACATTGTTGCCGTCTGTGAATACACTATGAACAACTGCATCAAAGGATTGGTTAGTTACTTTACCAGTAATTGGTACTTCAGTAACGTCAACGCCTTCAGCTACCGTACCAAATGCACCGTACGAACTGTTGCCGTTTGTAGCACGAATCTTGCCGCCGTTTTCTGCTAGGTAACCAATATGACCGTAGTATGAGAAAACAGATACAAGCTCTGCTCTGCCTAAGTTAGTAACCCAAGCGCCGATGCCGTCTGATATGATCTGTGTGAAGTCGTTTGCAACAATACTATCGTTACCGCCTGCGTGTAAGTCGCCGTCTACTTTTAGTCCAATACAAGCAGTACCAAATGTAGTTACGTTTTGTACGTATGGTGATTTATTGATAATCCATGCATCAGTATGCGCAGGACCCCAACCTGGATCAAGACTTACAAATGCGCCTGCTGTAGGACGTCTAGTTCCGTATACGTTTGCGCCGCCGAGTGTTCCTGTTAATCCGTTTATAGTACAGTTACGTAGTCCTGTGCCGTTACGCATGTAGAACATGTCTTCTGTAGTTGATCCCATTACTGAATTACTGTAATAACGTGCGTATAGTAAAGATTTATAATTGCCTGTATAAATTAAGTCATATTTAATAGCATCGATATATCTACTAATATCTCTTGCACATGCTGCTGAGTCATATACATATGAAGGATATGCATTAGCAATATATGCATTAGCTTCTGCTTGTAGGAATGCTCTGTTTGCTTCAATTGCTTCTACAGCATATGTATAATCAGTTGTAGTGTTTGGAGTGTTTGTTCCGTAAGTTACAGGAACTGTAGAGTCACTTGACGCACCGTTTACACCAAAGTCAGCATAATCTTTTATTTGTGTCCAAAGTTCCGCTGCAAATGTGCCTGCTGCTGTTGAGCCTGCTGGAGAAGTTGTTACTTGAGTTAATGCGTTTCCTGTTGTTTTAGTTACAGCAGCGTTAGTAACAATGTCACTCATAATAACTGCCATTCTAGCGTATGTATCTAATGACTTTGGAGTATCAGCAGCTCCTGTTAACACACCTGCTGCGCCAATACGTGTTGAACGCAATTCATCTCCAACAATAGCTGTATTTTCAGGAACAATAATTGGCAATACTTCGCTAAAGTTTCCTGTTTTAACAAATATAGTATGTTGTGGTTTTAGTAGTGCCGGTACAGCAGTTGTGTTGCCTGCTGTAATTGCACTAGTAACAATACTTACTAGTGTTGTTACAGTTGCTAGTGCATCTGCTTCTTCTATAAATGCAGCGTTAGTATAACGATTTAAACTGCCGCGTACTGTTGCAGGAGCAAGATTAGACATAACTGCGTCTGCAACTGTAACAATATATCCAAAGCCTGCTACTGTCTGTGAAGCATTTGCTCCGCCGATATAAGTATCACCAGCTGCATTAAAATATGCCTTTGCTGCTTTTACTGAACGCTCGTTTCCACCATGTGTTAAATCCCATATAACTGCATCAAGCACTTGCCCAGTATCTCTACGGCATGTTGCTTGTACATAAGAAAGACTTACTGCTGATGTTCCTGTGCCATCTGCTAGGGCAACTATTGCTCCGCCTTTAGTTAATGATACAGTAAATGTAGTTGCGTTAAGAATTGTTTTTACAAAGTATTCTGTACCTGCAACAATATTTCCAAAGGTTGTGCCTGCGAATTTAATTGCTGTTTCGTTTGCAACCAACCAAGCTGTACTTGTTACAGTAATAGCATCTGTTGATGCTGTAGTAGCTGTAGCAGTGTCTGAATAAATAGCTTCAATATATTCAATTACTTCGTCTTGTATGAAACTTCTATTACGTTGCAAAAGATTTTTAGCGTTATAACGGATTGCACCGTCTTGCACTTGTTCAGTTGCATAGCGAATTGATTTCCAAGGACGATCTAAAGTAACACCATAACTTGGAGCAGGACTATCTACACCGCCCGATGTTTCTACGTAGAACACATTATTAATTGCGCCAAAGCTTGTCCATTCCGGAGCATTTGATGCGTCATTAACTTTCAAAACTTGCCCAGCTGTGCCGATACCAAGTCTGGTTGCACCAGCGCCGCCATAGTAAACAATATCGCCTGCTGTAGTTAAGTTTCCTGATTCTGCGCCAGCAACTAATAAATTCCATTCGCTGCCGTCAGTATCTTGATCTGGTCTGTTTTGTAATGTAACTTCGTCTGAAGCATGTTTAAGTACACAGATGTAGCTGTTCACGCCATGTTGTACAGAGTCTCCTGCATCATATTCTGTTGCGTCGGCCCAAGTACCTTTCCATTCCATACCTTCGTTAAGTCTCTGCCAGTATACTGCACTTGGCGGATGTTGTGATGTATGCTTTAGAATACATAGGTATGTGTAGCCTCCTACACGAGCTACATCGCCTTCGATATATTCTAAGTCAGCTGCATTAACGTCATAGTCGCCTACCCAACGAAATCCAGTTGTGAACAAGTCCCAAGCTGCTGCGTTATCACTTGGCTTTAGTCCAATGTTGTTTGTAATCGAAACATAACTATATCCGCCGTATGTTACAAAGTCACCTGGCTGGTAAGATGTGCCGATTGCCCAACTGTCTTCAAATTCTAAACCTTCAGTAAACTGTGCCCAATTAGATTCGTCTGCTGCTAAATTAGTTGCACTACTTGTGTGCTGAGTAGTACAGATCCAAGTGCCGCCGCCATATTTTACAACGTCATTAATTCTGTAGCGTGTGTTTATTGCATGAGTAGCTCTGTATTCAATACCTTTGTGTAAGTAATCCCATTTAGATTGATCAGCTTCTAATCCTAATGCTAAAGTTGCCGAACTACTATGTCCGGTATTTGCAACATAAAGGGTACCGCCGTAGCGTACAATGTCGTTTACTCTATAGCGTGTGTTAATAGCCCATACGTCAGTCCAATAAAATCCTTCTGAGAAAATATTCCATTTGGCTTGATCAGCTTCTAATCCTGCTGCTGGCGTTCCTGCACTAGTATGCGGAGTTATACAAATAAATATTGTGCCGTTATACTTTGCGATGTCATTAATTTTATAACGAGTAGAAATATTCCAGTCTGCTTTATAATCAAAACCTTCTGCGTATAAGTCCCATTTACTTTGATCATCTTCTAGTCCAAGCCCAACGTCTGCATTTGACCGATGAGCAGTATTAGCAATATATAAGTATCCGCCATATTTTACAATGTCGTTTACTTTATAGTAGGTATCACCTAGCCAATCAGCTTTCCATTCAACACCGTCGGAAATTTTATTCCAGTATGTTACTTGTGTGTCTGTAAACAATGCCGGAGCAGTGTGACCCGCGATACAAACATATGTATTACCGCCGTTACGTACTATATCGTCTTTGTAGTAGACTGTAGATAAGGCCCAGTCGCCTTTCCATATAAATCTAATTCTACCTAATTTAAACTCTGCCATTTAAAACTCCGCTCTATTTAATATATTTATCATTACTGTATCTATCACTGTACGAATAATTGGTGCGCCAGTAAATCACCATCAATACCACCAGTTTGGTTTACAAGTACAGGAATGTTTATTTGCAAGCCTGATGTTGTTGTAATGTTAGTACTTGATATTTTAACTTGACCTGCTATTAATGTGTTAGTTAATGCGTCAGCGCCACCACTACTAATTCTACTTTGCAAGTATGTTATAATTGCTGCCTGCGTTGGAACAATATTATTACTATTTGCAATAAACGATCCGTCTTTACTAAACTCTTTAATAACAACAGCACTACCGCCAACTTGAATTCCACCTAAACTTAATTCTGATAATCCGTCTAATTCAAATAAATCAGCATTAACGGTAACTGTGCCACTTGCTTGTTCGACTGTAAATAATTCCCCAACTCGGAAGTTGCCGTCTTGGTCAGTACTTGTGTAGAATACTCTACCGCCGCCATTGTCAACAGTTTCATTAAACGGTTGTCTAGGGTTCGCTGGATCCTCACCTTCTAAATACAGATTAGGATATCTAGTACTTGTAGTATTTCCGGTGCCGATATCTAAGAAGTCATGTCCTGTTAAACGTATCTGACTATACTCTTCGCGCATAATTAGTGTTTCTTCATGAACAGGTGAAGCTTGATTTTTAATTGTCGGACTAATAGTAACTACTAAATTAAAGTTAGGAGATGATCCTGATTGTGAAACAACTTTTGTTAGTCTATATATAACATCGTCAATTCCGTTAATAACAACGTTTGCGCCAGGTCCTGGAACACGACTAACATTTTTAAGATTTAATGTTTTTCCTGTTTGGTATATGTCTGCAAAGCCATCACCGGTTACAGTAGCCGTTGCTGTAACATACCCAGAACCTCTGTTAGTAAATACAGGTTGTGCTAAAACACCATCAGCTCGTCTTATCTCAAACTGAGCGTCTATTGTAGATTCGGGATCGTAAATTGTTACTGCAGGGTCACTAGTATAATTACTGCCTGGATTGTAAATAATAAAATCTTGCAATCTACTTGAACTTACATTAACTCTAGCAAATGCAGTAGCACCTATTTCAACTGTGTTCCATGTAGACCCAGCTGATACAGCAATCCAGTTTTTAGTAAGTGGCATATATTCTAATTCACTAGCAAACGATAAGGAATTTAATGTATAAGATGTACTGTCTGCATTATATGTTAACCAAACTTTTCCATCTTCAGATTTTGCAAGCTTACTAGTATTTCCTGATGCAACAAATATGCCTGCGCCATAGGATACAGTATAAAATGTATCATCGTCTTCTATAATATTTTCGTACCACGTAATACCATCAAAACTGTATGCAACCTTATTAGCTGTGCCTATCGCAGCAAATCTACCGTTGCCGTATACTACAGAAGTCCATGTACTTGATGTTAGTGCTGATGCAGTAGTAGTCCACGATGCTCCGCTATCTTCTGAATATGCAACATTTCCGTTGTCATTAACAATAATAAATTTACTATTACCGTAAGCAGGAAGACCTGCAATGCCAGTTGCACTAGTATAACTAGATCCATGATTTGAAGAATAGTTTACATTTCCGTTGTCTAGTACTAGCACTACATTGCCTGCGCCGTCTGAAGCAGCACCTGTATAGTTAGTTGCTGCTGCTGATGACTTTGTAAAACTATCCAAAGCGCCAGATACTGAAGTATAATAAAATGTTGAATTGCCTGTAATTATAAATTCTTGTCCAGTATATACTACTCCTGTAGTTGTATTTGCACTAGTTTCAATTGCTGTTGCAATGTTCGCCCAAGTTGAGCCAGCATTAGTACTGTATGCATGTGCTGCATTTAAAATAGCAGGAACAACAAGAATTTTTTGATTTTTATCTGATACTATAAATTTGTACGCATTTGATGCTACTCCTGTAGCTTTAGTTGCTGCATTAAAAGTAGGGTCAGCTACAACAACACTTGGCTCTATATTATATCTAGTAGTTCCATCAAGCACTGCTTCAATTGGCTGTCCTGGATATATGTGATCAAATCCTAAAGCGCCATCTGATTCTCTGCTAATCATTGCAATTTTAGTTGTTGGATCATACGCAGTAATATATCCGTACTGTCCAACACCTTTGCCGCTGCCGATGTACATACGCATACCTACGTATTTTGCTGATGTTCCTGTTTCATCTGATGCAGCTATCGTAACTGATGTGCTATTACCTGATTGTGCATTGTTTAATAGATACTGATAGTTTAATCCACCAGGTGTACTTGAATCTGCTGGGTCAATTAATCTAATTTGACTTACAGCATCTTGTCTAAATTCTTCATATGTTATTGTAGCGCCATTTCCTGTGCCTAATATTGCTCCAGTTGCATTAGTATACGATTGTCCAGCATGCGAGTAACCAAGTCCTATAAGTTGATTACCGTCTGTCACTACAATTTCTATTTGTGCTTCTAGTGTGCGGTTATCTACTTTTGCTGTTATTGGTGTTTCAGTTGCTGAGAATCCTTCGGAAACTGATCCGTATGTACCGTATGAATTATTGCCGTTTGTTGCACGTACTGTTCCGCCGTCTTCTGCTAAGTAACCAATATGACAGAAGTATGTAAACACTGATACCAGTTCCGAACGGCCGCCGTTTGCTGCCCAATATCCTATGCCATCGCTTAGTACTTGCGTGAAATCGTTAGCAACAACTGACTTGTTGCCGCCATTATGCAATGCACCGTCTACTTTTAGTCCAACACAGCCTGTGCCAAATGTAGTTACGTTTTGTACATAACATGACTTTGTAGTAATCCATACTGATGAATCAGCTGGGCCGGTACCTGGGTCCAAACTTACAAAAGCGCCAGCACTTGGACGTTTAGTAAAGTGTATGTTAGGCTCTCCTAATGCGCCTGTTAACCCTTGAAGTGTCATATTTCTAATACCACTTCCGTTATTAACATAAAACATATTAGATGTTATAGACCCAACTTCTGGTGTTATAACAGTACTACGTAATTCGTCACCAACCAATGCACAATTCCTTGGAAGTTTTATTGGTAATACTTCTTCGTAAATTCCAGTCTTAACAAATATTGTTGTATTTACTGTGTCGTTATCGTAAGTTATTCCAATATATTCGCAGGCATAACGTACTGTTTTAAATGGTGCGTTTACAGTTAATCCTGCTCCTGGTACATCTGCTCCGGATGGAGCAACATAAACTACATTAGGAACTTCTTCAAAGTTTTCCCAAATTATATTTCCTGCACTAGCTTTTAGTACATTACCTGGCGCACCAACTGCATATCTTAGATGACTTGTGCCGTCGTGTGTTCTTAAATCGCCTCTGTACTGAAGTACATTGCTTGCAGTACCTTGAATTAATACTATCCAATAATTATCTCTTTCGTTTTCAATGTCTAAGTCAGGACGGTTATCACTTTCAGTTCCTAAATGTCGTGCAATACAAATATAAGCAACGCCTGCATAAGTTACAACATCGCCTAGATGATATTCCACATTGTCTAACCAACTAGCTTTCCACTTTCGTCCTGTTACTAGTATTTGCCACTTAGCAGTATCTGTATCTGGTTTAGTTCCAGTATTATCTGCAATAGCAATATAAAGATATCCTTGATCTCTAATAACCTCGCCTGTTTTGTAAGCAGTTGAACTAGTCCAGTCACCTAAGTGTTTGTAACCTTGTTTAAGTAATTCCCAGTCACCTGTATCTTGTGCTAATCCATTTACACTAGGAACACTACCTGTATTGTTTGTTAGAGCTGTATATGCATAGCCGCCGTATACAACAATATCGCCAGCATCGTATTCGACGTCATTGATCCATATAGTTTCAAACTCAAGACCTGGCACCCAAATGCTCCAGTTGGCGCCGTCAGCTCGTAGCGAAGAAGAAGAAGTATGTCCAGTAAGAGATCTCCACAGAGACCCGCCAGATTTAACAACATCAAATCTTTTGTATCGAATAGCAGTAGTCCAGTCGCCTTTGTACTCAATGCCTTCTAAAAATATCTCCCATTTAGCTTGATCATTTTCTAATCCAGTATCCAAAGTTGCTGCACTAATATGCCCTGTTAGGCAACGATAACTAATAGCACCATATTTTGCAATATCATCTACAGTATATCGAGTGCTAACTGCCCAATCAGTTCTCCAATTATCACTTCTAGTAACAATTGTCCAGTAAGATTGATCATTTTCTAATGTTACTGAAGCAACGTGTTTCTCGGTACAAATGTATGTTATTCCACTATAAATTACAACGTCTCCAAGATTATAATATTGAGAAACTACTGGATCAGTTGTCGACGCTGTCCACGTATTAAGCCAGTTATAAGTAGTTGCTACAATTGTCCAATTAGCAATATCCGACACAACTGGTCCGTTAGCAACGATGATTGTAGATTGATGTTCAGTAACACACTGATAAACGTATCCATTATATTTTATAATATCGCCTCTACTATAATTTGTGCCTTGTGACCAAACGCCGCGCCATTGATTACCGTCGAACATTAATTCCCAACGAGTTAAAGGTGCAGCAATAGTTAAATCTGGATAAATTGTATCGGCTGCTGACTGGTGGCTTAATAAACATACATACGATTTGCCGTTAAAGCGAATAATATCATCCTTAACATAAGCAGTAGATTCTGCCCAATCACCTTTCCATCTAAACCTAATTCGTTCTAAATTAAACTCTGCCATTTTACTTCTCTCTTATAATCCGTTTGATGATGAATTATCATCATATGTATAATTTTGGTTTACTCTTGCTATCAATTCGCCTTCAGCGTTAACATAGTAAGATATATTTCTATCATCCCAGCGCATCTGTTCATAGTTTAAGTTTTCGTAAACTATATCATGATTTACATCTCGGCCTTCGTAAAAGTCTTGGCCTTCTTCGAAACTCGGGTAATTCTTTGTGGGGTCTCCAGGAGTATTTATTGTAATTGTATCTTCATTCTTTAGCTGATCTGACTTACCAACAAACAGCTCGCCATTATCGGTTCTACGTAAGCCGTAAAAGAATCTATTTTGTAATGCACCATGCATAGTGTCTGGTGAAAATCCTGTGTAGTTTGCTGACATAATTTTATTCCTTATACAATATCTACGTAACTTATAACTGCATCTAATGCTTCATTTTGATCAGCTACTAAGTATAATTCGTTTGTTGGTGCAAGTATTAATTTCTCACCAGCTGCTAGTGCATGTAAGCTAGTGTTTGGTGGTACCATTACATCTTTCATAAAATACCCTTCAACACTAGTGTCGTCATGTATTAGTACACTAGCGTAGACTATAAAATCTGTTAAATTAGCTAAGTTGAGCCCTATTATTGTCGAGCGTGTAGCTGCATCAGTATCTAGTGCAAGTATAGGAACTGGTCCTATTTCTCTTATTACTTTATTTTTAAACTGTGTTGCCATCTTTTTATCCTAGTGTTAATACGTATTCAATTGCTAAGTCTTCTGCTGCTGCAAAACTAATCGAACCTGTTGCTCCTGCAACAGATACCCAACTAAATCCGTCCCATATTTCTAAATATCGTTGTTCTGTATTATAACGTGTCATTCCAGTTTCGCGATATGCAGATGCCGGACGTTGTACGTTTGTGCCTACAGGAACAACAAATCCGTTTGTTCCTTCAATTTTAAAGTATCCACTGCCTTCTTGTTGGAAGTTTAATACTCCGTTGTTTTCTGTATTAGTTATCGTCGAATTTTTAAACGCTAACTTATCAATTACTACTGATCCAGTGCCATTTGCACTTAGTGCTAAATCAGTATCAGCTGTCTCAGTAGTAATACTATTGCCATCAATACTTATATCATCTACTTCGATTCTCGGAGTAGTTAACTTATCTGCGTCAATTGTCGTAACTACACTGTTTTGAATGTAAAATCTAATTACGCCATCGTTTGCACCAGGAGTAAGTTCTGCTGTAATGCGTGTGTCTAAATCTAAATCATAAACACCGTTAAGTGCCATCCAGTTGCCGTCATAACCTTCATACAATGCTGTTTCAGTATTATATCGAATCATGCCAGTTGCTGCTGTAGGTCTAGCTGCTGTGTTACCTTTTGGCAATTGTAGCGCACTTGATGAATTAATTCTAACAGTTCCGCTATCAGCGTTTAAGTTAATATCGCCGCTTAAACTTTCAATGGTGTTGCCGCTTAGACGTAAATTGCCAGTGTCAATTTTTTCGCCAGTAATAGTAGTTTGACTACTACCGGTTGTAATTGTAATACCAGCTGATGTATTAATGTTAAATGTTGAACTACTAAAGTCTACAGTTCCGTCTGCTTGATTAACATAAAACAAATCGCCAACTCTAAAGTCGCCTTTGTGATCTACACTACTGTATCTTATCTGTGCATTGTTTGTTTCAACTACTTCATTTGCTTGTATTACATCAGTTTCGTCGTTGTCAATTTCTTTGCCTACACCAATGTACGCTAAGTTTTGACTAATCAAGTACATTAGTACACCCGGACCGTCACCTACAATACCGTAGTTGCCGTATACACAAGCACTTGCAATTGCACGTACTTCTGCACCAAATTCTGTTTGATCTGCTAATGTTACAAACGAAGCTGTTGCGCCATTACTAAATCTCAAATCTTGTGAGTTAGTAGTATCGTCTGTAAATGTACTTGCACCGTCTACTGCATTGTTAAAATGTAATAATAATTTAGTATCACTATCACTTGCAAATTCTGATGTAGGTGCAACAAAGTTTGTAGCATAACGTGCTAAACCTTTTGTTACTCTAAATTCGTCAAAACGTCCAACTGCAAAGTCTGCTCCGTTCCAAGTTGCGCCAATTACTAAAGGTTTAGCAATATCGTAATCTGTTGCAGCTACCCAAGGTGTACCTTGACTTGCTCCGTTTACAAACAATCGTGTTGTTCCTGAAGCCCTACTAACTGCTATATGATACCATGCGTTTGCTACTATTGTTGGTCCATCTATTCTGATAGCATTGTATGAATAATATTTAAGTTGTGCGCTGCTGTCAATATATAGTACAGGTGCAACATCTGTTGCTGCGCCTGCTCTAAAGTCAAATAAGTTGTTAGTTACTCCTACATTTGTAATGTAGAACCAACCTTCAACAGTAAAGTCGCCAGTACCGAATCCAAAGTCGTTGTTGCCTGCTACACTTAGATAATCAGTAGTGCCGTTAAGTTCTAAACTACTTGCTCCAAACTTTTTAACAGTTGTATCAGTTGTTGGGGTTCCGTACTTGGTTATTATTTTGCCACCGCGTTCGCCGGCAGTTTCTAATCCTGTTAGGTTTCCGTTTACGTAAAACTTACCATCTGCATCAACACCATTAATAGTACCTGTTGCAAGTACAGTAGTTCCATCTGTATCGTAATAACTAAATGTGTTTGTGTCTACAATAGTTCCAGTTAAGCCTGCAACTCTAACTGCTGTCTTGCCTGTGCCGCGTAAACCTGTTGCTCCGTCTACACCGTAAATTCCACGATTAGCAAAGTATGTAAAGCTGTTAAGCCATTCTACTCTTGCTCCGTTAGTTACTGTAATAGCGTCTACGCCTGGTGTAATAAATGTGGCACTATGGAACAGCATTGTTGCTTCCACGCTTGTAAGACCAGCTACGGACCCGTCTATGTACGCTCCTTTGCCAGCATCGCCTTGCGCAAATCCTCTTGGATCTGTTACAGGCGGAGTAACACTGCCTTGTGTAATTACACTTATATTTCTAATGTACGGTGAACGGTTATTTCCTGATACTGCAAAGCCTGGTGCAAACTTAAATGCGTAGCCTGTGTAGAATCCTGAAATAGTTAAGTCTTCAATTGTAACTCCTGCATTAACTAAAAATGCATCATTACTATTTGTTCCGGCAGTTGGAGTAATGTTAACTCCACGCATAGTGTGACCTTTTACAGTTACGCCTGCAGGAACAGTCATTGGGAATATCTCTTGGTATACTCCTGGATAAATGTGAATTGTATCACCACTAGTTGCTTGTGTTAGTGCAAACTTTAATGAACCGTATGGATCATTTGGATGATCGCCTGTATAACTATCACTGCCATTTTCAGCAACATAAAATATATTACCTTGACGTAGAGCAATGTCTACACCGTCAACTGATATACTAGCAGTAGTAACTGTGCCAGCAAAGAAGTTTTGTGTTCTAACGTCTGCCCACTGTTTTGAAACACTACCTAAACTGTACGTATCAGTAGCGTCTGGAATAATGTCTGAATTAATTTCTGCGTTGAATGTAATATTATCAGTGTCGGCGTCGCCAATTGTAATATTGCCATCTGCTGTAATTGAACCTGTGGCAAATACATTACCTGTTACATTTGTATCTGCAAATATTTCTACAGTGCCAGTGCCGTTTGGATTAAATTCAATGTTTGCATTAGTTTCATTTGTACTAATTACATTATTTTCTAAATCAAAACTGTCAATTGTTAATTTGTTTTGATAGATAACATTATCAGCGGCACCTAAATTAAGCGTAGGCTGAGTTGTTGAAATTGTTGTGCCAGTAATATTTACACTACCAATATTAGCAAGTGTGCTAATTTCTAGTGCTGGTGCCCGTGTTGTGCCAATTACATCTAAGTCGTATTGGGGTGAGGCATTGTTAATGCCGATGCGATTATTATTTACATCTAAGTATAGTAAATCGTTCTCAAAGGCTAAATTCACTCCTTCACGAAGTAAGTTTGCTTTTAAGAGCGGACCACTAATTCGACCAATAGCCATCTTTGCTCCTCAACACGGGGATCCTGTCCCTCTAGCCCAAATTCTCATCCCCTAAGGGCTCTTTGCTGGTTAACCACAGTTTGACCCTGCATCACAATGGTCATTGTTTTGCATTAATAGTATTTATCTTTTTTGAGGATTAGCCTAGTACAAGGATGTAAAGATCAGTTAAATCTTTTAATATTTCTTCAGTAACTTCTGAGCCAGCACCAGCTGCACGTTGCCATTCGCTGTCTGTATTATACACTTCCATAAATCCTTCTGCTACTGTGTTATTATATCTAATTTCTCCTAGAACAGGAGCAACACTACGTGCTGCATCGTTACCGAAGGGAATAACTAATCCAGTGGTAGTATCAAACTTTACGTACCCATTGCCAGTTGAAGAAAGTGTTAATAAGTTATTACTTGAGTTCGAAAAGTTATTTTCTTTTATATTAATATCAAAAATATCAACTACGTTTGCAGCAGTTGTTCTCTTCAGTTCTAAGTCTGAATTAGAAAGAGTTGTTGTTACAAGATTATTGTCAAATAATACATCGCCAGTTGAAAGTCCATGCAAATTAGTACTATTACTATCAATTGATCCTATTTGAACTCCACCTACTGTTAATACTATTGTGTTATTAGTATCGTGTGCGTCAACACCTTCTTGTCTGTCACTAGAATATATGCCACCAAAACTTAAATTACCAGTCGAGTATCCTTCAAATAAACTTGTATCAGTGTTAAATCTAATATCAGCAGATTCGTTGTTCTGTTGTAATGTAGTGCCTCTACTAACAATTAATGCTGCATTGTTGTCAGTATTAAATAATTCTGTTTGCGGGCTTAAATTTAAGTCGCCATCAAGAGTAGTAATTGTATTTCCAGTAATTCTTATATTGCCAGTATCAACTCTTTCGCCGTCTATATAAGTTACTTCTACACCGTTGTTTACAGTTATATTACCAATGCCACTAAAGTCAATTGAGTTTGCATCAATACTTGTTTCGCCTGTGTCAAAATCTACAAAGAAGTTATCTCCAATACTAAACTTTCCAGTTTCGGATGTACTATTATGAACAACACTGCCTGAATTTAATTCAATAGTCTGTTGACTAGGTATGCTAAGTGTGTTATCATTACTTGCATCACCACCTACACCAATATACGCAAAGTTTTGTCCTATTAGATACATTAATGTATTAGCACCGTCTGCTACTGCACCAAAGTTACCATATACACAAGCTGATCCGATTGATCTTAATTCTGCACCATAGCGTATAGATGAGTTTGCCATTAGTTTACCACTGCTGCCTTGTGTAGCATACAATCCTCTATTAGCAAAGTATGTAAAACTGTTAAGCCATTCTACTCTTACGCCATTAGTCATTGTAATGCAATCAACTCCAGGTGTAATGAATGTCACACTGTGAAATAACATACTGGCTTCTAAACTTGCACTATCTAATACTGCTCCATCAATTAGCGCTCCTTTGCCTGCATCGCCTTGATTGAATCCTCTTGGGTCGCTTGTACTATATACACTAATTGCATTCGCTGTTGCTGATTCAAAAGTATGCACACTAGTATCTGAACTTATGCCTACATTAACTGTTACAGTAGTTGAAGTTGTAGCTGTAATTACAAGTGATTTCCGGTATGCAGGATCTGTTACTCTTGGATACGGATGTAAGGTTGCGTTGTCATCTAATGCACACCTAAACGTAATACCGCTTGCTGCTATCAGTAGTGCATCACCAACATTAAAATTGTGTGTGCCTATTGTTACTTCTAATACCCCAGTAGTGGGTGCGTATGTAGCGCCTGTAGGAGTAAATTGTGCTGCGGCACTACCTTTTGTAATAACTGTTACGTTTCTAATATATGGAGACCGTGTGTTTACTAAGCCGCCGGCTGTAAAACTAAATGCATGTCCTGGACTAAAGAAATCTTTAATAGTAATATCTTCAATAACTACGTCATCTTCTAATAAAAATGCATTATTACTTTGCGTAGCAACTGTTGGTCTAATAATTGTATTTCTTATGTCTTCGCCTTTAATGTTTACATGTGACGGGACCGTTAGTGGAAATTCTTCTTCGTACACGCCTGGAAATATATGAATAGATGTTGGGCCTGATGAACTTCCATCATTTTGTGCAAGTGCATGTTTTAGTGTGCGGAATGCTCCGTGTTGATGATCTCCTACATTCGTGTCACTACCTAGGGTACTAACATAAAACATGTTACCTTGTCTACGTGCTAGACTTGAATCGCCTGAGCCGACAATAACTTCGTCAATTGTAACAGCTTCTCCATTAAGAAGTGTACTATACATGTTTAACCATTGTTTAGATACTGAGCCTAAATCACTAGTGTATGTTTGATCAGGAATAATATCACTAGCAACATCAGCTGCAAAACTTACATTATCTTCGTCATCATTACCAAAAGTAAAGTCACCTGTTGTTTCAATATTACCGGTAGCGTGTAAGTTGCCAGTAACGTTCCAATTACTTTGTATGTTTACTGTGCCGTTACCGTTTGGGCGTAATTCAATATTAGTATCAGTTGTAGTGGTACTAATAGTATTAAAGTCTATTTTTAAATTATCTGTTGCGATTGATGTAGCAAAGATATTGTTTGCTGCATTAAAGTTAATATTGCCGTCGCCACCTAACGCTTCAATTCGACTTGTATCTATTGTGAAGTTTGCAATGTTATTATACGTCGATATTAAATTTGCCGATGCTAGTGTTGTCGGTATAGTAAGCACATCTGTTGGGGATTCTGTATTAATACCAATTTTAGAGTTATTTACATCTAAATGTAAGAGTGCAATACTACTGTTAGTATTTTTAAAGTTAAGGTCTACACCCTGACGTAAAAGATTATCTTTTAATACGCCTCCGCCTATGCGTCCTGTTTGTGCTTCTGGCATGCCCTACTTCTCCTTTGACAATGTATTTATTTGTCTAGGTTATGAACTACAGTAACAGGTTTGCCTGTTGGAACAGGACTTGTAAACTTGATCCACCAACCTGTGCCTGATGCAGTGTAAGGGTGATTAGGGCCTTCGTTTGCGCCTCCTGACGAAATATCAGCAGTTTGGTGTATTGTGTAGTTTGTTGTTGGTATTTGTAACACGTTTTCAACAAGCACTAGTATATTATTTGCATTTGCAGGAACAGGATAATCTGTGTCACCGCTTTGTAATTCGCCAAATACTGTTTCGTCTGCTGCTACGTTACCTACACCTAAATTCTGCCAAACAATACCTGGATCTTGATTTGGTTCTTTAAAGCGCACTTCTCTCCATGCGCCATTTTGATATGCTTCTAGTTGTTGATCAGTAGAGTTATATCTAACTTGACCAATAGCAGAACTAGTAGCAATTCCAGCGGAGCCAGGACGCTGTGGTAATGTACCAACTGGAACACGTAATGCACGTTCGCTGACCATAACTATTTGGTCATCCATGTCTTGTTTAACACCTTTGGATGAAGGTTGTATACGTCTTAGGTTAGTTGTCTGCTGTTTGATCAATCTCATATTATACTTCCAAATAGCTCACAGTCGCCGCAAGGCTTGTAAGTCCGGCTCCTATGTCTGGTTCAGTAACAAATGATAATTTATCACCAACTTCTAATACAATTCTTTCGCTATCAAATGTAAATGTTTCACCTACTGGTAATTCTAAACTATTAATAACTCGTGTAACTGCGTTACTTAAACTTGAACTCTGTGGGACAAAGTGCATGTCAAATGTTGCTGTACCGCTGCCATTATTACAAACCATAATATTTGTAATTGCATAAGATTTACTTGCTGGAACAGTTATTATGTCTAATTGCGTTGTTGTTAATTGTGCGTTTACTATTGCCATTTTTATTCCTTAAAATAACATTCCGAATAGGAGTGCTCTGTTCTTACTTACTAATTCGTCTCTGCTACCTTGGTCGTTAGCAAAAAATATTCCTGATTTTCCTGTGTACTCATTTGCTACATAGATCTTTGTGCCGTCTGATGGAGCAGTTGGGGTCATACTTGCATCATCGTCACTTGGGACTCTATTTAAATGTAGAGTGTCATCGATTCTAATACTACCTGTCCCTGAAGATTTTAAAACTAAATCTTCGTTACTAGATAGTGTATCAATAACAGATCCTGTAAAACGTAGATCATCAAATTCCCAACGATCTGCATATAACTGACTTACTGTGTTTCCATCAATAGCAAATGTAATTACACTATCAGCTCCTGAGTTCTCAAAGTCAGCAATTACAATACTTGATTTAGTAACATCGCCATCACCAATTTGGCTTAGGAAAACGTTTGCAAAGTTATATGCAACATAATCAACTACTGCTTGTGTGTTTGGTATTACGTCTGCTTTCGCAGCATCATAGCCAGTTAATGTTGCACCAGCATATGTAAATACTTTTTGTTCGTAGTCTACTGTAGGATTTACACCAATAGTGCTAGTTCCAGCGTCTAACAATAAATTTTGGCTTCTTGAGTCAATTTTACCTGTTGCTAATGGCATTAATGCACTAGCACTATCAATTGCTATAAAGCCGTTTACATCTTCGTCGTACTTAAAAAATGTATCTGGTAGTGAACCTCGCTCAATTTTTATACCGGCGCTATTAAGTGTAATACCTGCACCTGTTTCACCGCTATTAAGTGTAATAATATTATCTTCAATATCTAATTGGGCAGTGTTAACAGTTGTTTGATCGCCTTTAACTAATAAGTTTCCAGAAATTTCAACATAGCCTGTTTCAAATCCTGTATCCAAATAGATAGTGCCGCCGGTTTGAACAGCTACTTTGTAGTTACCATCTGGTACATTTAAATACTTTGACATTCTTATTTCCTATATAAAAAAGTATGGGGGAACTTAATCCCCCAAACTAATCTTAGTTAGCTTCAAACACGTCTGCGCCAGCTTCAACTTGTGTTACTGTACCTGCACTACCATAAGTAGTGAAACCAGTTGTGTTAACACCAATTGTAAATGCTGTTGCACTAGTCTTAGCAATTGTGAATACCTTGCCGTTAAGCTCAACCATGCCAACTACGCCAGTAATTCTTACTCTGTCGCCGGTTTCTAGTAGATGGTTTGCTGTACATGTAATTGCACCTGGACTTGCTTGTGTACATGCGTTCATTGTTGCTGCTGCAACTTCTGATGCATCACCAGCTTCTTCCATTTCAACTCTAGTAGCTGTCGCTGCGCCGAAGCCCCAGCCTATTTTTGTGCCTGCGTCTGTAACAAGTTGACGACCTGTAATTTTAGTAACTTGGCGAACTGCTGGCGGATCGCCATTGTCTCTAATTACAATACTCATCTGACCTGCTGTTAGTGCTGCTGCCGCCGCATCCGTTAAAACGCAATCTTTGTTGATTACACCATCTGTGCAACGGAATTTCTTTGATCCAAGTTGCTTAACAATATAACCGTTTACTGATGCAGTTCCGTTATGAAACTGTACTTTAATTTCGTTGCCGCCTTCTGTAGGTGCTCCGAAAAATCTTTTATTTAGTGGTCTTCCCATTTGTTTTCTCCTTTAAAACGTTCTAGGTTTACGCAGTGGGTCAGTTCTGCATAAGTCCGCGAAGTGCGGCACGATTAATGACATTAGTATTTATCAATTACATTAAGTAGCGGCGTATACCTAGAGTGCGGGTTGCTCGATATAAGTCTATGGAAACTTTATTACTTTGATTTCCGCCTAAAATGTAATAGTATTCTGTATTGTTTATTATAGTAGTACTTAAATAAAATCCTACATGACCTTGCCATCCTTCATTTCCTCTTGGAAATATTATAAGGTCGCCTGGTATAGGAGTTTCAACTACTGTACCCCAATCTAGAAAACTTCTTGCTGTATAAGGATACTTGTGCAATGTGTTGTTAGGTATTCCGCTTTCAGTTAATACAGCATTAACAAAAGCAGCGCACCATTCTGTACGTTTAGGATCAACTCCTATATACGCTGCAAGTTCAGATCTGTGTGTATTTTCTGAATAGTTAATGTATTGTGATGCAGTTAGTGCAGGATTGCTATGTGCGTTAGCTGACTCAACACTATAGTCGCATGCAGATATTAGGAATATTAAAGATAAGAATAGTAGGATATTTTTCATACCCTGTATTTATCCATAAAAAAGGGCCCCCGTGGGAGCCCTTTTAATTTCACTGTGTTAGTAAAACTTTACTGGAAAGTTACACCATTAGCAATAGCAACGTTACCTAAGTAATCAGCTGCATTACCAAGCGATGAAGCAGTGTTGTTCAACTCAACATATCCATAACGTGTCATGAATGATACTGTTGGTTCGAACGTACCTGGATCAAGTACAACGCCTGAGCTCATTAGTGGGATATATGGGCAATAGAACGCTGCTGCGTCCGACTCACTTGCGCCTTTGTATCCAATAAGAACTGGAGCTGCATCTGATGCATATGTGTTAACATATACTTTCATTGCATTGTTCAAAGTACCAACCATCTTAGTGTTAGTTGGAGCTTCAAATGTACCTTCAGTTGTTCTTGCGAACGCTGAAGTTGTAGCAGACTGTAGGATAGTTAGTGCAAATGGTGATACCACTGCCCAGTTACCTGCGCCTCTACGTGTACGCTGTGCAATCAAGTTACTTACGCGGTTGATTTGTACTGCTAATGCAGCATGCTCATCACCTACGAAAGTAGCTGTACCACTTACAGCAGTTTGGTCATAAGTTTGTGCAGCAGCGCCACTCAAAGATACTAGTGAACCAATTACTTCTTGGTCGATCTCAGCAGTAATCTCTTGTGCAAGAGCTGCCATGATTTCTGCTTCAACATCAATACCATGCATAGACTGTGCGTCTTGTGCAGCTTCAAACGTCCAGCGAGCTGACAATTTACGTGTCTTAGCTTCTACTGTCTGCTTCAAGATTTGAATTGACATTTTACGTCCAGCTGCACCTTCTAGTGCTGCTGTTGATGCTGCTTTACCAGCAGTTCCGTCACCGGAATATGCTTCAGCAATTTTGAATGGGCTTAGAGCCTCTTCGCCTGCTGTTACATCATTCAATGTGTTGGTAGCATCGTTAGTGTCGCTATAACGCACACGTAGTGTGTGAATTTGACCGACTGGTCCAGTCATTGGTTGTACACCAACTAATTCGTTAGCAATAACAGTAGGCATTACACGACGGATAACTGGTAGGATTACACGGTTAAGTGTAGCTACGTTACCTGCAGATGTTGCGCCAGCTGTTGCACTCTCAGACAAATATCTGCGAGTATTTTCTAGTGTAGCAGCCATTACGCTTTTCTTGTTGCCTTGCAGGCCTTCAAGAAGTGCGTTTTTGGTGTCTACCCAGCGTGATTCTAATAGTTCTGACATCATTATCTCCTTAATTTAATCCAGCAAGACGACGTATGTCTAATACATTAGATTCGTCTGCTTTAGTTGTCATTTTTGGTTGTTCCGTACGGTTGCCTGTGATTTCTTTGCCTTCTGTAAGGGGTGCCTTACGCTTTGCTGGAGTATTTCCGTCAATAACTGATGGTAAGTACTTGTCAAAAGATTTTTGAAGTCTATCGGTTTGTACTGATTCCAGTAAGTCTGTCATAATCTCACGCTGTGTTTTGCCTAGTGGCGAAATCAACGAAGTCATAATCTTTTCTCTCTTTGCTGACTCAACTAAACGAGATTTCTCTTTGTTTGCTGATTCTGCAAGTGTTTTAGCTTTAGTAGCAAATGCTTTCGCTTCTACTAATTGCCTATCTTTAACATTTAATACGTCCATAAGTTTATTAACTTCTGAATTTTCATTCAAGTGCGAAGTTGTATACTCATTAGCAAATGCTTCAAATATCTTACGACCAAAGTCGTTGCTTCGTGCTGCGTCAATATCTTCTTTCAATGCGTGGATTTCACCTTTAAGTGATTTGCCAACCATTTCAGATACTGCTGTAGCACTTCTTTCGATAAAGTTAGTTTTAACTTTTGCGAAGTGTGTTTTAGCTTCACGTACAAGGCGTACCTTGGTTTCAGCTAAGTCTTTCTTGTCTTCATTGAATTCTGCAATTTCACCTGCTAGAGACTCAACAACAAACTCTTCAAGCTTGGCATATGATTCAGCCATTACTTTCTTGTCTGCTCTTAATTCTTTAATTTCAGTTGCTAAGTTCTCAGCAACGAAACCCTTCAGTAGATCTGCATTTTCACGCATTGCAATAGCATATTTTGCTTTTGCTTCTGCGAGCTGCTTGCGGTCGTCTGCAAACTCTGCGATCTCTTCAGCAAGACGCTCAGATAGCATTGAGTCGATAGCTTCAACCATAGTTGACTTATCGTGCTCATACTTTGAAGCAAATTCTTCACGTAACTCAGCAGTTGCCTGCATTTTGTTTTCCTGAATCTTTGATTCCCAAGCTTCTTCTATTTGATCTCTAATTTCAGTTGAAACAACGTCATTTTCAAATAGAGTTTTTAGTGCATCTATCATTTCTTTCTCCTGTTTCATTGGAGTTTACTAATCATACTGATTAGTGATTCCTTAAGATACTTTTGTGCCTTTATGTCGTGCTTTGTTGCCTGTGCTAGTTCCCATGCCTTCATTCCACCTCGTGCATTCATAAGTGTCTCATAAATTGGAGTAGGATATGCACCAGGGGCGCTAGGCTGAGCCACAACGTCCACAGTGATTATTTCAAAGTCAGAGACGGTATTGCTACCGTCTTCTGCTACATTACCGCTACCACGTGACGAGACACCTAGTTTAACGCCTGCTTCAAGCATCGTTTTAACTAGGTTTCCCATCGGTGTTGGTAAAATTTTCAACTTGCCGTAACCGTTATCACCTTCCATCCACGTTTCCGTGATCATATGGCTTACACGATCAATATTAATGTTAAGTCCTTCTGGATGATCTACTTCTCCGAGAACACTGTATCCTCCAGTAATTTGATCATTGAGAGTTTTGACAGCCCTGCCTATTTCACTTACAGGATACACTCGCTGATTAGCATTGCGAACGCCACCTTGGATCATAATACCTTTTAAATAAAGGTCTTTCCCCTCGTTGGCACCCTCAAGTACTATATTAGCTTGGTCGAATGTCAAATGCTCTCGTAGGTTTATCATCTAGTTTTCCTTAACCTTGCTTACTTAGCTCGCTTGCTTAACTTGTTTAGAGTTGAACCAGCTGCTTTGTCAGCAGTTTCGCCAGCGCCTTTTTTCTCTGCGCCATGCCCTGCAGGAACAGTTTTACCTGCTTTTGCAGCCTTGCCACCAGGAACGTTAACGTTACCAGTACCAATGTCTTTTGCGTTTTGATCGTTTAAAGCATTGCCTGCAATCTTCTTGCCTGCGCCTGTTTCTACACCAGCATCTGTGCCAGCTTGATTCAAGTTACCTGATGTGCCGCCCATGTTGTTTGGCTTTGCAACTGCTGATGCATTGTTTGCACCGTTGTCGCCCATTGTAGCACTTACTTTTTCTACGTACTCACGCATTGTTTCTGATGCTGACTTTTCGCCTTCTTCAACTTCTTCGTCAGTTGCGTCTTCGTCTGCTGCTTCAAAAGCCATTGCTTCTTCTTCTGGCTCTTCAGCATCCATGTCCATGTCGTCTTCTGCATCGTCGTCAGCTTCTTCGCCATCGTCTTCGCCTTCGTCGTCACCAGCCATCATTTTTTCAAATTCAGCTTTTAGATCATCTAATGCATCTTCTAAGTCTTCTACACGATCTTCAACGTCTGCATCATCTTCTGCATCGCCCATATCGTCGTCGCCTTCTTCACCTGGCATCTCCATGCCTAAGTCATTAGCTAAATCGTCTGTTTTGTCGCCACCAAACGGCTCGTCGTCTGCTTCAACTTCAAATGTATCTAAGCTAAAGTTTTCGTCTAGGTCTTCGTCTGACTCATCTACTTCTTCATCATCAGCTTCGTCTAGGTCTTCGTCTGACTCATCTACTTCTTCATCATCAGCTTCATCAACTTCAGCTTCGTCTTCTAGTAGTGACTCATAGATATCGCGTGATTTCTCAACTACGATCTCGTGAAATAATTCTTCTGCTGCTGCCTTGTCTTCGTTAACAAGTAGCTCTAGCATCTTCTCAAATTTATTTTGATCTGACATTTTTAACTCCTATAAATGTTTAGTTCGCACAGGCAAAGATACATGTGCGGGGCTGTCATATTGTATTTACTATTTATACAGAAATGTATGTAGAAATAGGCCCAAAACGACTCGTTTTCATAAATTTATGAAAACTTAAAGATTTTTTTAAATTCTTCAACATTAATATGTTCTAAATTGGGTATTTTTTTAAACTCTTTTGGAATAAAGCCATTGTCTCCTAACACACGTATATATCTCTTTTGAGAATATTTTTGGCAAGTAATCATAGTTTGCTTTGTCCAATTACCGTGATATGTTGCACGTTCGTGACTTTTTTTATAGTTAGGTGTATCAGCATATATGTTATTAATTTTATCATCAATGCCTTGATAGTCAAAACCAAATATATAAATGTCTTGTGTATCGTGTGTACTAGCAAGCCATAGCGCAGTAGGGCCACTACTCCACCCTTTACTAGGGTTAAAGAAGTTAAACCCATTCATACCATTAAAAGAACGATTAGGATTAGTCCATACTGAATGACTATGCTGATAAGCTGCTTTATTAATTTCCAAAATCATTTTGGTATCGACTGCAACTAAAAAGTCTGGGTCAAATTCTCTGTATAATGCATTACAGCCGTATACAGTTCCTTTGTCGTTTAGTTGATTTAGATCGATTGACTTTCGGCTAGTGCCATTACCTAGCACAAATGCTGTTTTTATCAATTATTAAACTCCGCCTGCCTCTGCGTTTGCTGCTATACCATACATTTGCTTGACGAACTCTTGTTCTTCACGCTTTTCTTCTGTATGTAGCTCAGATGCTTTGCGGATACGATTGATTTGACTAAGAGTCAATCTTGTTTTACGAGTATCGTCTTTTTGCATTGGCGAATCGTCATAGTCTGCTTCGTAGCGTTTATCGTCTACAAATTCAACAGTTTCACGGTCGTGATAAAATAATTCTCTTAGTATCATATTGTATTTATATCGTTTGCTCAGTTCCTGCTGCCGGAGCACCAAGTTCTTGCCCTGTAACAGTTTCTGGTCCCGTACCATCGCCGCCTTCAACTCCGTCAACGTCATCAGGAGCTTCGTCTTCTAATCCACCTAAGTCTGCGCCAATACCTGCACTACTAATTCCTGCATCGCGCATTTCTGCACTTGGATCACCTGGCAACGGCTCTAGATTCTCTTCATTCTCTTCGCGCCACATACGTTCGTTCTCTGCAATCTCTTCATCGTTCATACCTAAGAAGCGTTTCATAGCAAAGCGATTTGAAAGATAAGGTATTGCACTCATTTGTGTAAATGTTGGAATACGTGCATTATCAATTTCAGCTTGTCTGTAACTTGCAAAGTTCTGTGGTGGTTGGAATTTAAGATCAAACATTGCAGTATCAATGTTTACGCCTTTTTCTAACAAGTAACGTTTAAACTCTGTGTCAAACTCTTCGACAATTAAGTTTTGTAGTCTTTCACAGTAAGTGTTAAATCTTAACTCTTGTATGTAGGCTGTGCCAACTCGTCCATCATTGTACTGAGCACCACTGTCCTCAGCCCCGGTTGGTAGATAGCTGCTAGGGATTCGTAAACCACGTACGAGCTTATTAGTAAAATATCTAAGGTCATCAATTTCTCCAAGGTTAGTACCGCCTGGTAATGTTTCAACTTTTGATCCAC